TATTCTTTCTGGCCCTAAGCTAAAAGAGTTTTTCCGCTGCATCATTGGTCAAGATGATGTGTGCATTGATGGCCACGCCTATTCCATTTGGTTTGGTGATCGCATCACACTCAACAAGGTGCCTTCTATTGGCATCAAGCTACGGCGACAAATCAAGACTGATTATCTCGCTGTTGCTGATGCAAACAACTTGACAGGCTACGAAGTCCAAGCAATTACCTGGGTATGTCATAGACGTATCCATTCTGTTGCTTAATCTCTCCACTACCACAGTCATTCCATTCTTTCAGCCATGACATCATCCACCATCAGCACCACAAACAACATCACAAGATATAACTCTATTCGTGATTGGTTGATCAATTTCGAGGGCTATAACTATCAACAATTGTTTGGCCTTAAGTTATACGAACTGGAAGACTTGTTCTACTATGATGACCCTGCTGTGCGCTACAAAGTAACTGGCAAGAAGCGCGATTGGCTGTCAGTTCAATGTGCACGACTCGTTCGTTTCTTTGATCTTTATGAGGGTTGATTAATGAGGGCTTCGGCCCTCTTTTTTTTGTGATTCACACTCATTTCACAATCAAGGACGCCCACCAAGGACTCACACCAAAACCGCAGATCCACATGCGGAATAGAAATCTGATCATGGTCCGTCATGTACACATTTATGGACATGCGGCGTTACTCGCCAGGGTGACTGATGGCCAGAGCAGTGTCAGCGCGTGAGCGGCTGCATCAGTCACAAGGACGCACATGGTTGTTAATCAACGGTTCGATTCCGTTGGCGTTCATTGCCATGCACTGAGCGTGGTATTTATCACAATGTCAATCCTCAAACCTGAAGTTCACCTCAGCTACTACATGCGTGACGCACATGCCTTTTGGCATATTTGCGATGACAGCATCAACGTAGGAGACGGCGATGACAACAACATTTGTATTCATGGTATCAAAGCAATTAATGCATTCTCCATGGCTCACAGCATTGTCTCAGGCAACAGGCCATGTTTCGATGAAATACAAAACGTGCGTGATCATCACATTGAATGGGCAAAAGAAATGATCAAATCATTAGAGAAATGGATTGCTAAACAAGAGGGTAAAGCGACAAAAGAAGCAATGAAAGGTTGATGAGATATCAAATTCTCTACACCTATGGAGGGGTGCCCGTAGTGGGCGCTCTTTCAAATGTTGTCGCCTGTGAGTACGTAACAGCAAGGACTCACATGGAAGCACATTGCAAAGGTACAGCACTTGCATGTGGTTATGAACGTGTCGCACAAGTAATTCCTCTTAATGACTAAAGCAAAATCCTTGGATGATGATTGGCATGTACGCAATGCAATTCACTGCTGGCTTTACTACATGCCAGATGATCACAAATGGGCTCCAATCTATCAAGAACTTCTTACTCGGGAGAGCTTCAATGTCCAGTCCACCTCAACAAAACGACGACCAGCACGAAGACGTAAGTCTTCACAATCACCCGCTTCGTGAATACAACGTAACGCTTTCTAGTGGGGAGGTTATTTATATCCTCGCTCGAAGTCCTATGCAAGCCGCATACGGTGCATTGGAACTGGCCGAAGAAAGAAACACAAACCTTATTAATGTACGTATAACAGATGAGTGGCAAGAAGAAGAGTTATTTTCCTAATAACTGGCAACAGTTCAAGGACGCCGACCCCGAAATGTTCCTTCCGCATACCTTCATGGAAGTTATGGACTGGAAGGTAGCGGGTTGGGAGTTACCTAGCAGCATTAATTGCATTATTCGTACCACTGACCTCGCTACGAAAAAGGTCAAAGAACACGTTTACAGATACCAAGGTGCAGCAGAAAACAAATTTCAGCAGCTCTTACAAGACAAAACCCACGAAATCACCATCGTTAATCATGAATGCACTCAGTTTTTCAAACCAGGACCAAAACACTCAGATTATGATGATGCAGAGTTTTAATTTTCTTTGCGACACATTACATGAAGAGGTTATGCTGCATCCGCATAAAGATGAATTGATGCAATTGATACATGATCAAATGTGCGACGACGTTATGTAGCCCCCGTTACTTTTGTGCATGTACACATCGATACAGTGAGAACAATTCTCCTCATGGGGCTTTTTTTGAAACGGATTAATTTCTCCATGGCGGACGAGTGTCATGCCCTGCTCAAAAGTGTTTGTGCACTTAAGGGTATAAACATGGGTGAGCACATCTATGCATGTGTACGTGAGGATTTTGTTAAAAGAGCCTTTGAAGATCAACAAGTACAGCAAATGGTGCTAGCTGGTACTTATCAACCTGGAAGCAATGCATATTCTCTCAAGGAAGCAATTCTGGAGGCTAACAACAAACAAGCAGCATCAAGGCTCAGCACTGCGTTGGAAAACTAGTACTCTAAATAGTACAGCTGTACCTATGCATTAAGCGCATAGTTGCTTATAGTGGAATGGTTCCATACACGCAAGGACGGTGGACCCACTCCGAAACCAATGCACCGACGGACGCATGGATCAAATCCGTAGCGCCTTTGAACAAATACGCCTGCTGGATCGTGAGATGCCAGGCCAGGTCTTGTGTTGCTTCCTTTATGTGGCATCACATGACATGTGCCATGCCAATGCAATGGCTGAGGCTCTTGGTCTCAGTACAGCCTCCGCTAGCCGCAACACTGACATTCTCGCTAAGGGACGACCTGGGCGTGATGCAGAAGGACTGGACCTTATCACTAAGGAAAGGGACGAGGCCAACAGGAGGCTTCAAATCCTCACACTCACACCACGGGGCAAACAATTAGCTCAATCAATGAAAACAATGATTTATGGCTAATCACTTCACTTGGGGTCAAGCCGTAGAGGAAACATTACGAACACGTGCGACGTGGCGTAATGGATCAGGGCGTAAGCCTGCGATCATCAACTGCGGCCATTTCACCCGACACCAGGGACTCTCGTTCCCTTGTGACCGTATCAACATCAAGGTCATGGAAGACCTTGCGATCGAGCTGGAGGAAGAGGGCAAGAGTGATGCGACCATTAATCGCGTCATCTCAGCTGTCTCCACAGTTCTGCATCACTGCGCCAGACGTGGTCTTTGTAAATCTCCAGAAGTCTTTTCAAGACGTAAGGAGGACGAGGTTCGTCTGACGTGGTTCTCCAAGGACCGTGTGGAGCGGATGATTCATGCCAGCCTCGATCCTTATGGACGCAAGGACCTTGCAGACATCGTTGCTGTTGCTGCCTATACAGGCATGCGTCAGGGCGAATTGCTCAAGATCAAGGCACGGGACATTGACATTGGCGATGGATTAATCCACGTCGGTGGTCGTCCTGATCAGCGCACAAAGCCTGGTAACTATCGAGCCATTCCGATTCATCAACGAATCACACTCATACTTTCCGAGCGTTTGGAATACGCAAATCCAAATGTAAGGGTATTTGGTGATGAGTGGGTCGATAAAGATCAACTCCTTCGTGCCTTTAAAAAGGTACGCAAATATACAGGCTGTGATGAATCCTTAGTGTTTCATAGCTTGCGTCATTCGTTTGCAACGTGGCATGTGGAAGCAGGTACACCAATGCGAACAATTATGGAGCTATTAGGGCACAAAAGGATCGAGACAACCTTGCGCTATGCAAAGAATACGCCTACCGCCTCAAGGCAGGCTATGAGTGCCATTTGATCCATTGACTTCGATTACCATTATCAGTAAAATTGACGAGTAACACACACACCTTGGAGACAATGGACGAGGCGACCTATTTGGTCGCAGCCAAGCTCATTGAGAGCATGGAACTTGATACCGGTGCCAAGGCCGAATCAGTAAAACACTCTGATTGGTTCAACGGCCTGGTCGATCACCTAATCGAACACGAAAAGGCGATCTAAGCGTGACTACCACCTCACCCTGCTACACTCGCTACAGGCTTTGGCGCTCCATTCTTCTCAGTCTCACGACTGTTGAATCACTGGAATCCATTGCTACGACCACGCGGATGTGGCGGAATTGGTAGACGCGCTAGTTTCAGGTACTGGCTGTGACTAACTTCCACTAAAGGAAACATTTCATACAGGGCTGGGCAAATCGCCTGGCCCTTCTTCTTTTTGGATTGTTCCACTAAGAGAGATATCTAAAACCCAGTTCTAACGCGCATTCTCAGTGACATTATTTGCTGACATTGGTGCTCAAATTAAGCTTGAGCGTGAACAAATCAAACGAGGATTGGAGAACCTTCACTCCAATACATCAAAGCTAGAAGACAAGAGCTATGCCAGTGCCAGTGTTTATGGTGTCGCGTCGATTCAAGAGCTTGTTCCACTAGTAGTGAGACAGATCAATGAGACAAACCACCGCATACATGAACGGAAAACTGGTCAAGCATTCGCAGAAATTCATCAGTTCTTAAACCTGTTGGATGCTGAATCTGCGGCTGTGTTGGCATCAAAAATCACTTTCGACAAGGTTTTCAGCACCAAGCCCAAGGCCAACCAGGTTGCACATGTGACTGATGCCATCGGCACAGCCTGTGAAAACGAGTGCATGCTGCGCCATTACGAAACCAAGGTGCCTGGCCTGCTGCACACACTGCAGGAGAACTATTGGCACAAGAGCTGCGGCACTGACCAAAAGGTCACAATCATCAAGACCCTGATGGGTCGTTATGACGTGCCGATGTGGAAGGCATGGGGCAGGGCCAACAGGGTCAAGCTTGGTGCCTGGCTACTGGACTGCATCTGCCAAGCCAGCGGCTGGTTCATGACTGAAGCCCGCCAAGAGGGACGCAAGACACCTCTTTACGTGGTGCCAACACCTGAGTTCATGGCCATCAAGGACCAGGTCATAGCCACGGCTGAGCTATTCAGCCCCATTGCTTGGCCCATGATCGTTGAACCCAACGACTGGCAGCCTGACGGAACAGATGGTGGCTACATCCTCAATGAGGTGATGCACGGCAATGACATGGTCCGTAGGGGCAATAAGCACCGTATACAGGGGGAAACACCAATCAACTTTCTGAACCACATTCAGAAGGTTGCATACACCCTCAATCCTTTCATTGTTGATGTCGCAAGGACGCTGCAAGAGAGGGGAATTGCGGTTGGAAAGTTTATCCCTGTTGTTGAAACACCTCTGCCACCTAAGCCCGTAGACATCGCAAACAATGCGGAGTCCCGCAAGGACTACCGTAGGAGGGCAGCAGAGGCGATGAACGTCAATGCACAGCAGTTCAAGCGTTCGTGTCGTACACGGATGACAATGAATGCTGTTGATGTATTTGAAAAGTACGAGAAGTTCTTCATTCCATGGTCATTTTGTTATAGAGGTAGGGTTTACCCAATTCCTGCATTCTTGACACCGCAAGATACTGACTTTGGTAAATCACTACTAAAGTTTCATCAACAAGCATTGATGACGCCAGATGCTGAACAGTGGCTGGCATTTTCTGTTGCCACAACGTCAGGCAGGGATAAAGACAGCATGGAGGACAGGCAGAAATGGGTCAAAGACAACCAATGGCTCATCAAGGCTGTTGCTACTGACCCCATTGGCAACCTTTCCACTTGGGAAGGTATGGACGAGCCTTGGCAATTCCTAGCTGCCTGTGATGAGTACTACCACTGCGTCATGTTGTGTGATCGCAATTACACAAACCTGCCAGTGGCCATTGATGCCACGGCATCTGGCTTGCAAGTGCTCGCTGGTCTCGCCCGTGACGCTTCTACTGCTGCTCTTGTAAATGTGCTGCCAAGTGATAAACCACAGGATGCATACAAAGTTGTAGCTGAAGCATGTATTGACTCTATTCCTGACAAGGTCAAGCCTTATTGGGATAGGAAATGTACAAAACGCACCTGTCTCACCATTCCATATAATGCAAAACCATATAGTAATCGTGGCTATATTCGTGATGCTTTAAAGGATAAAGAGGTTGAAGTAAGTAATGAAGAGCTGACAGAAATTGTCAAAGCTGTCAGGGCTGCAATGGATGAGATCTTTCCTGGCCCAATGCGTGTCATGAAATGGATTGAGTCAGAGGTCAGCAAGGCCATTGACAGAGGTGTGAAAGAACTCACATGGGTCACACCATCTGGATTTGTTGTCACACAAAGGCTGATGAAGAAACAAATTGAAAGAATTCAATTGCAACTTCTAGGTAACTGCAACATCTTTGTTGCTACTGGTGATAAGAATCAAGTCGATAAATCACACCATAAAAATGCAACTGCACCCAACATTATTCACTCCCTTGATGCCTCTCTACTCCACTTATCTGCACTACGCTTCAACGCTCCGCTGGCCCTCATACACGACTCGGTTTTATGTCGTGCTACTGACATGTCTGTTCTTTCAACCCTTGTTCGTGAGACATACATGCACTTATTTGCGGAACATGACTACTTGAAGTCATGGGCTGAACAGATCGGAGCTGAATCTGATCCACCCATTATCGGCACACTTAATCCTGAGTCGGTAATTGAATCCACCTATTTTTTCTGTTGATGACACGAAACACATTTGTAACCGAACAGCCTGTTGTCCTTGAAGGATTTCAAGCCGTAATGAAACCCACTAAGTATGGGTACTCGCTGCATGCAATCACTGCTGATCAAGATCTGGTCGATCGTCTTGAAGAAGACCGAGCTGCAGGATTGAAATGGGCAGAGTCGAAGCTAAAGAATCCAAAGCGTTCAACCCTTAAATTTGAGCCTTGGGAAGAGGTTGCTGAAAACCAGTACAAACTGAAGTTTGGCTGGAAAGAAGGTGATCCACAGCCTCCCATTGTGGACAGCGAAGGTACACCGATCACTGAAGTTCTCGATATTCGTAGTGGTTCCAAGGTCAAGCTGGCCTTTTATCAGAAGCCGTACATCTACGGCGACAATTACGGCACTACGCTCAAACTCAAGGCAGTGCAACTGGTTTCATTAAACAGTGGAGCTGGTGTTGATGTTGGTGATATGTCTACTGATGATGCTGCTGCCATGTTTGGCACTACACAAGGCTTCAAACAGTCAGAGCCCAACGTCATTCCAAACACCACCACCAATGATGAGGATGATTTCTGATGGTTGAATTTAATGTTGAAAAGGATGCAGCCACCGGGCTGTACAAAGGAACACTGACCGTGAACCTACCTGAGTTGTCTGCCACTCGATATAAGGCAGACCGAAATGATTTCAAATATGAGATGCGACGAGCTATCAGTGAAATCGTTGAAGAGATTATTGAAAAAGGAATCGAAGACTGATGGCGTTTCGCTCTGGTCTTGAAGAGAAGGTTGCTGACCTTCTTGTAGATCTGGGTGTCAAATACGAATATGAATCTACCAAGGTCGATTATGTTATATCTCATATCTATACTCCTGATTTCGTACTTCCTAACGGCGTAATTCTAGAGTGCAAAGGATATTGGGATGCAGCAGACAGGCGCAAGATCAAGACAGTCAAACAACAACATCCTGAACTTGATCTTCGCATGGTGTTTCAGGCACCCTTCAATACGATCAGCAAGAAGTCAAAGACAACATACGCTAAATACTGCGAAAAATTAAACATACCCTGGTGTTCTTTTGCAAGCATACCAATCAAATGGCTCACCTGAGTCTGAATTTGTAAGGCACATACCGTGTCCTGAATGTGGGTCGTCTGACGCTAATAGCGAGTACTCAGACGGCCACGAACACTGTCACAAGTGTGGCTATCACACATTTGCTGACTCCACCGTTTCTCACAATCATCACGTGCATCATGTACAACTTGAAGGATCAGCCGGAAGACTGCAATCCAGAGGTATTTCAGAAAAGACTTGTGAACTATTCAAAACGTACAAAGATGGTAGCGGCCTCTTACGCCACTATTATTTCGACCGTAATGGCAAGGTTGTCGGAGCAAAAGTAAGAACAAAAGACAAACAGTTCAGAT